TTAACACCAAAATAAGCAAGACCATTAAGTATACTTTGTTTTTTATCTGAAGAAACTTGAGGAATTTTTTTTGTATCAAAAAAATCAAAAATAATAATTAATGAATAAAAATCAACAATTTGTGTTAAATCTAATTCAATTGTATCTTTGTCATGATAAGAGTTCATTATCACATCTATATATTCGGATACATTTCTCCAATTATTTAATTTTTTTTCTTCAATTACAATTTGATTAATATTGTCGTAATATAAAGTCTTAAAAATTATTTTTTTAATAACATTTTTATTCATTTTTTTTTTATTTAAATCAATATCTAACTGTTTTAAATTATCTAAATCGTCCAAGTTGTCTAAATCGTCTAAACTTTTTGAATTTAAAATAATATAACTCATTTTAAAGTATCATTTAATAATAGCTGTTAAACTTTTTTTATATAATTTTTTTTTAAATTATATAAAAAAATATATTATTTTTTTCGTTTTATAAAGATACGAGTGTTGGAACATTTAAATTAAAATTTCAAATATAATTTCCGATTTCATTTGATTTAAACTTGATTTAGTTTGTTTACTTTCAATAATAGGAATCGTTTGTACAAATTTTTCATAATCTTCATCAGATAAAATGCCACCGTATTCTTTTCTAAGTTTCCAAGAAGGTGAACGAATAAAAGGTTTATTAGGAAAATATCCAAAAATATGCTTATACATTAGATAAAGTAAATGATTAGAATTTTGATATAATGGATTGTAACTATTTTCTTCAATAAAACTTACAATACAATTAAACGAACAAAAAATACCATCTGTTTCAAAAAAATCTTTTGTTAATATTTTATGATACTTGTTATTATTAACATCAGAATTTTCTTCATTATTATTTTTTTTTATTGAATTTTTATCTGTTTCTTGTGTTACGGACTGTTCAAATCTATTTGACTTTGAGGTTATAGAAGGACAGACAGAATCTTTTAAATAATTACATTCATTTGATTCAGATTTATTTTGTAATTCTTGAGATAGATTAAAAGATAATTTTTCAAAATTAGAATTATTTTTTAAAATCTCAAGTAATCTTATTCTTTCATTTTTATTTAATTTTACAGAATTTTCTTTATAATTAAATGAATATTTACATACCTGTAAATAACTATTGTTTAAAATATATACTGACGGATAATATTTAACAGGTAAACCAATAGGTAAAAAATCAAATTTACGTCTACAATAAAAACAAGGTGTACAATCGTTTTTAATAAATGTTTTAGTAGAAGTATCTAACATTATATTATAATTATATAATTTTATTTTATCTTTTTTAATATATGTTAAAGTTGGTTGTTCTTGTAACGATGAAAAATTTAGTTTATTTATAGATGTATAATTAATTTTTGTATTAGAAACATTTTCAGATGATGGACATTTGTCTCTATTAACATCGCTTTGTTGTTTCTCAGGACCACCATAAATGTCATACAGAGGAACATGTTTCTCATTGATTATTTGAGAAGTTTTAAATAGATTACTAACTGAACTGTTTACTGATAATATATTTTCTTCATTATTTACAGGTTTTTCATCTATATTTTTATTTAAATCATTATTAAGTAACATGGAAGAAATATTAGTTTTATAGTTTATGTCTGTATTTGAGTATAAAGGAGATACACAGTTATATAATTTATCATTAACGGACCCCAAAGGGGACACGGACCCCAAAGGGGACAGAATCCTTGATGAACCAGATATTGATAATATATGTTCTTCGTCTTTAAAACTAGGAGTCATATCATTTATATTGTTATAAATATTAAATTGGTCATTTTGTTTATTATAATTTTTTGATTTTCTATTTAAACAATTATATGTAACTGGACTTGTATTTGTATAATTATAATTTATTTCGTTTGTGTTATTACTAATTGAATTTTTCTTTATTATATTAAATACATGTTTATCGTTATTAGGACTTGAACAATTATTTTTATAATTTGTTTTTTCTTTTTCATTTTTAGGATTTTTTGCAGGTGAAATCATAAACTTTTTAGTATTTTTTCTTTTATGTGTTATAGGTGGGTCATTTTCTCTTGATATATTTAATGTTTTTTCTTTTTTTAAAGAAGCCTGAAAAAATTTTGACATTATAAATTTGAAATTATATGAAATATATTTTTAAATGTTTTTTAAAATAAAAAATTGATTTTAATTATATAATTAAATAATTATGTAACATATAATTAAAATGAGCTTTTCAAATAATTCAAGTGTTATTACTTATGATGATTATGTATTAAGCGATAATGAAAATGAAGAAAATGAAGAAAAAAAGGATGATTATACATCTGAATCTGATTTTGAATTAGAAGATATAAATGAACAAGAAAACGAAGAAAATGAAGAAAACGAAGAAAAAAAAGTTCCAGTTAATTTTCAATTTGTTGGTATAAATAATAATGAAAAAAGTGTAAAAAAGAGACTTATACAAACTAAGAAGAAAAAGGATATGGAAGACTGTCAAATATGTGCTGATAAATATAATAATAGTACTAGAAAAGAAGTAAAATGTTTATTTTGTAACTATTCATCTTGTAAAAGTTGTTATGAACAATATTTATTACAATCAAATGATAGTATATGCATGAATTGTAAAACGGTATGGAATCGTGAATTTTTAGATAAAAATTTTACAAAAGTTTTTTTAAAAGGAAAATATAAAAAAAGAAGAGAAGAAGTCTTAATTGAAAGACAAAAAGCATTATTACAATCAACTCTTCCAATTGCTGAAATAAGATTAGAAGCAAAAAAACGATATTCATTAATACAAAAGAGAAAAATAGAGGTATTAAATCAATTAGATATTTTAAATAAAGAATTTAGAGAAATTGATAACGAGATGTATCAATTAAAAGGAAAATTAAATACAAGAAATATATCTGAAAATGAAAAAAAACATTTTGTTAAGAAATGTCCAAATAGTGATTGTAGAGGATTTTTAAGTACACGATGGAAATGTGGTCTTTGTAATACATCAGTATGTTCTGAATGCCATGAAATAAATAATGAAAATGAACAAAAAGAAAATATTGAAAGACATATATGTAAACCAGAAAATATAGAAACTGCAAAATTAATTTCAAAAGAATGTAAAAACTGTCCAAAATGTGGAACATATATTTATAAAATTGATGGTTGTTTTGGTGTAAATACACAAATACCTTTATTAAATGGTTCAGTTAAAAAAGTACAAGATATTGTTATTGGTGATGAATTGATTGGTGAAGATGATTCCAAAAGAACTGTTGGAAATATATTTAATGGAGAAGATCAATTGTATGAAATTCAACAAGATATTGGTATAAATTATATTGTAAATAGTAAACATACTCTTGTCTTACAAGATATTTTATTAAATGAAAGAGTAGAAATAAAAGTTGAAGATTATTTAATAAGTGAAGTTAAACATAAATTAAAAGGCATAAAAAAACTTTATGATAGAGAATTTTATTATAATATAAATATTGTTAAAAAAGAAGTTGGAAAATATTATGGATTTTTATTAAATGAAAATAATAAATTTAAATTAAATGAAGGTACAATATGTCGAAACTGTGACCAAATGTATTGTATGAATTGTCATACAGCATTTTCTTGGAGAACAGGAGTTATTGAAACTGGAAGAATTCACAATCCACATTATTATGAATGGATGAGAAAAAATGGAAAACAAAATAGAGAATTAATGGATATACCTTGTGGTGGAATACCAAATCCATATTCATTTAGAATTAATGTAGAATCAAATATCATATATCCAAATAATTATCATGAAAGTTCAGTATCTTATTCTATTACTAAAACTTATATGAATTCATTATATAATATAATAAGACTTATAACACATATTCAAGACGTAGATTTAAGAGATTTTCAAGATAAAATTGAATCAACAAGAGAAAATGAATTTGAGTTAAGATGTAAATATTTAATGAATGAAATAAGTGAAGATAATTGGAAAACAATTCTACAACAAAATGAATATAAATTAGAATATTTAAATGATATATCGCAATTATATCAAATGTTTTCAACAGTAAGTTCAGAGATAATATTATATATTTATAATACGTCGATAAATAATAAACCAAAAGGAGTAGAATATAATTTAATTATTGAAAAAACAGATGAATTACTTAATTTAATAGAATATTTTAGTAATCAATCTTATTTCATTTCAAAAAGATTTGGTAAAAAAAAATATGATAATATTGTTAATTTTTCAATTCAAAAAACAAAAATATAAAAAAATATAAAATAAAATCTATTTAAAAAAATATATATCATATAATATACAAAGTATAATTTGTATATTACTGCCGTGTTAACTCAGTCGGTAGAGTGACAGGCTTTTAACCTGTCAGTCGCGGGTTCGAGTCCCGCACACGGCTTTAAGGACAGATGACCGAGTGGTTAAGGTGATGGTCTTAAGATCCATTCTCGTAAAGAGGCGTGAGTTCGAACCTCACTCTGTCCAAATAACCGACTTTAGCTCAGTTGGTAGAGCGGTAGACTGTAGTGTTTAAATAACATAGTAATCTATGGGTCGCTGGTTCAATTCCGGCAAGTCGGAAAGACAACTTGTCCGAGTGGTTAAGGAGCTAGACTTGAAATCTAGTGCTGAATCAGTGCAGGGGTTCAAATCCCTTAGTTGTCGTCAAGTTCCATTCTTCTAGTGGTTAGGATACGGGTCTTATAAGCCTGTGACGTGGTTTCGAATACCGCATGGAACACTCGTCCTCTAGAGGACAATATACCAAAATAATTTCAAGAGCACTAATAGTGAAATGGTTATCACGGCTCCCTTCCAAGGAGTAATTCTGGGTTCGATTCCCAGTTGGTGCACCAAGTACTAATGGTGAAATGGTTATCATGACTCCTTTAGAAGAGTAGTTTTAGGTTCAATTCCTAATTAGTACAATTTTTATTTTATTAAATTTTTTTAATAAAATAATATTATTTAAACAATTATTTATATATATAAAAAATGGATAAATTTTACGATACAGAAAGAAAATTAGATTTTAAGGATGTATTAATTGTTCCAAAAAATTCAGAAATAATATCAAGAAATCTTGTTAATTTAGAAAGAAATTTTAAATTTAGATATTATAAAAAAGAATTAAAATGTATTCCAATTATAGTTTCAAATATGTCATCTATTGGTACATTATCTATGGCAAAAGAAATGTGTAAAAATAAATGTTTAACAGTATTACATAAATTTATTGATTATAATAAATTAAATAATATGATTGACCAAAATGAAATTGACCCAACTTATGTTTTTATATCTTGTGGTATAAACGAAAATGATATAATAAATACAGAAAGAATATTAAATGAAAAGAAGATTGATAAATTGTGTATAGATATAGCAAATGGTTATCTTAATAAACTTGATGAAACTATTAAACATTTCAGAAATATATATCCTGATATTTTGATTATAGTAGGTAATGTTGTTACTCAAGAAAGATGTAATCAATTATCTGAAGCTGGTGCTGATATTGTTAAAATTGGAATTGGTGGTGGTTCTTGTTGTCTTACAAGAGAAAAAACAGGTGTTGGATATCCTCAATTATCATGTGTTTTAGATTGTCATAAAGAATACGCTTGTAATAGTTTGCTGGTTAGCGACGGAGGATGTTCAACTCCCTCAGATATATGTAAAGCATTTGGAGCAGGTGCAGATTTTGTAATGCTTGGAGGAATGTTAGGAGGACATGATGAATGTGAAGGAGAAGTGGTTGAAATAAATGGAAAAAAGAAAATGTTAATTTATGGAATGAGTTCACAAACAGCTCAAAATTTACATAATGGAGGAATGGAAAAGTATAGAACAAGTGAAGGAAGAACACTCCATATAGATTATAAAGGAAGTGTTAAAGATACATTAAATGATATATTAGGAGGATTAAGAAGTTATGGAACATATATAGGTTGTGAATATATAACAGATTTTGAATATTGTACACAATTTATAATAGTAAATAGACAATTAAACAATCCATATGATAATTAATTTTTTTTTATATTTTTATATTTTTATAAATATAAAAATATGCATTCAAAAAATACACCAGTAACTCCATTTTTTATTGGAAGAGGCCATTCTCTTAAAGATGAATTACAAATAAGAGGAGTTAAAATAATTGATATAGCATATGTTGCAGCAATATATTTAACACTTGGAGCAGTATTATCAATTACAATTGATAGAAAATTAGGAGAATTTAATTCAGAAGAAGCAGATAAAAAATCAACAGCTCAATTATATGGAGAAATATTATTACATTTTGCTCTTATAGGTATTTTAATTTATATAGTTAGAAATGTAGTTGAATGGATTCCATTTCCATTAAATGGTATGTTTGGATACGACCATTTGAGATTAAATGAATTGCGTAATGCAGGATTATTTGGAGTTATTTTCTTTTTGTTCCAAAATAATTTAAGAAGTAAATTGATATATTTATCAAAGAGAGTTTAAAAAATACTAAATTTATTTTTATAATTTATAAATTTATAAATTATAAAAAATGAAAGGTTATCTATCAAAAATAAAATTTAGTAGATTTGTTTTTTTCTATACAATATGGGCTACTGTTTTACATATATTATATTTAAAAGGATATATAGGTAATACATTTCCAATTGCTTTATTTGTTTTTATTTGTAGTCAGATACTATCAATAATAAATCCAAGATATCCCTATATTATACCACTTGAAATATTATTTCATTTTTTACCATTATTTATAATACCAGTCTCATTTGAACATACAGATTATTTAGCATATTCATTTTTATTATATGTAATTATTTCAAATACAAATATATTTAAATCTTATATAGAACCAATAAAATTTTTAACAACAAAATAAATTAAAATTAAAAAAAATTGATTTTATTTTTATAAACATATATAAAAAGATATCTTATACATATTTATTATAAAATGTCTTCTTTACAAATTGAACCTTTCTTGAACCCTAAAAATCGTCGTGAAAAATTATACCCAATTCAATATCAAGATTTATGGAAATATTATCAAACACATAAATCAGCATTTTGGGTATCAGAAGAAGTAGATTTGTATAAAGATGTTCGTGATTGGAATGAAAAATTAACAGATGACGAAAAACATTATATCAAGTGGACTTTAGCATTTTTTGCAGGAAGTGATTTTATAATTAATGAAAATCAAAAAAAAGATGAAGAAGAAGTCACAATTCTTGAGTATAATTTTTTTAACGCTGATAAAATTTCAAGAGAAAATATTCATTCACAAAGTTATGCCGAACTTATAGAAGCTTATATCAAAGATCCAGTTGAAAAGGAAAAATTACTAAATGCAACAACTGAAATTGCAAGTATTAAAAATAAAGCAGATTGGATGAGAAAATATATTGTAAATGGAAGTTTTGTTCAGAGATTAGTGGCATCATCTATTATGGAAGGTATCTTTTTTAGTGGTAGTTTTTGTAGTATTTTTTGGTTACGTAAGAGAGGATTAATGCCAGGTCTTTGTGATATGAATGAATTGATTTCACGTGATGAAGGAATTCATAGAGATTTTGCTTGTCTTGTTTATAGAGACCATATAGTTAATAAACTTGAAGAAAATGAATTAATTGAAATGATTAGAGAAGCAGTAGAAATTGAAAAGAAATTTTGTACTGAAGCATTACCAGTTTCATTAATTGGAATGAATTCAGAATTAATGTGTCAATATATTGAATATGTTTCAGACCATTTATGTATGAATTTATTTGGTAAAAGAATTTATAAAGTAGAAAATCCATTTGAATGGATGAATATGATTTCTATGGATATTAAAGCAGATTTTTTTGTTCATAGACCAACAGCTTATGCTAAACAAAAAGTACTTACATCTGCAGATGAAAATCGTGTAGATTTTGATACAGATTTTTAAATATATTTCATTTTTATTTCATTTTATAATTTTATATTTATTATAAAATGAAAAATAGTAATTATAAATAATCTAATATATAATATATAAGTTCATTTATATCAGTAGTTCCCATATATTTATATTTATTAGCATATGTAAAAAAAGAATATTGAAATAATAAAATCATTAAAATTGTAAACCAACTTGAAATCCAAACTTTTATTCCAATATTTTCATTTCTTTTTACAAGTGTTATTTTAATAATAAATAATGAAAATAATAATAAACCAAGTAATAAACAACAAGTAATTATAGTATAATTATTAATTTTATTAATAAATATTTAATTTATAATATAAATTAAATATATTATTTTTATTTATTAAAAATGTCAAATCAAATTAACATTTCAAATATAAGGACATTTCTTTCTAATACACTTGCAACACAAGCAAAAACAACAGAATCTTCATATGTCAATAAATATGCTTTAGTTAATGCTATTGCAACTACATCTAGTGCAATGAATATAAATTCTAAAACTGGAACAATTACTGTAACTGGTCCTACTGGTAGTTATACAGTACCTCAACCTATAATTAATCCTATTCCTGTCAATACTCCAACTGCATTTATTCAAACACTTGAAAATCAAGTGTCT